AGCACAGGGAAGCCCTCGCCGCGCGCCTCGCCGCTAGCCGCGCCGCGGGTAACCCGGCGATACGGGAGGGCGCCATGCCGCAGCTGAACACCACCCCCGCGCAAGAAGCCGCCGCCGCTGAAGCCGCAGGCGATAGGCAGGCCGCTCTCGCCGCGAAGACCAGGCAGCTCTTGCAGATGATCCACGCCCAGCAGCAGTAATCCCCTAGCCCGGCCCGCCGGGCATCCCCTCCCCTGAAAGGAGCCACCATGCCCGGCATCACCGGAATGGCCACCACCTACAACTGCCCCAACTACGTCGGAGAACTGTTCCAGCTCTCCCCCGAATCCACGCCCTTCCTGGCCGCGATCGGCGGGCTGACGGGCGGCGAGAAGGCCGAATCCACCATTTTCGGCTGGCAGTCCGACGATCTGCGGGACGCCTCTGACGACCGTCAGCGCCTTGAGGGAGCCGACGCGCCCGAAGCCGACACCCGGGTCCGCGACGCCGCATACAACGTGTGCGAGATCCATCAGGAGACTATCTCTGTCAGCTACACCAAGCTGTCCGCGACCGGTCAGGTCAAGCCACTTACCCCGACCGTGACGCCCCTCGGGGAGCAGCCCGTCAAGGACGAAACCACCAAGCAGATCGAATCCGTAATCAAGGCCGTCGCCCGGGACGTAGAGAAAGGCTTCATCGTCGGCAAGTACCAGCTGCCTACCGACAACACCAAGCCCCGCAAGACCCGCGGCATCCTCGAGGCCATCACCACCAACTCGGTGGACGCCTCCTCCGCGGCCCTCACCGAGGACCTCGTCATCGACCTGCTGCAGAAGGTCTGGGACGCCGGCGGCATCCAGGAAGACGAGACCCGCACCCTCATCGTCGGCGCGAAGCAGAAGCGCGCTCTCACCAAGATCTTCATTGACGGGAAGCGCTACCAGGAGACTTCCCGCAACCTGGGCGGGGTCAACTTGCAGACCATCGAAACCGACTTCGGCAAGTGCAACATCATGTTGTCTCGGTACATGCCGCCCGAGCAGCTCGCGGTCGTCTCCCTCGACCACTGCGCCCCCGCTTTCCTCGAGGTGCCCGGCAAAGGCCATTTCTTCGTCGAGCCGCTGGCGAAGACTGGCGCCTCTGACCGCTGCCAGCTGTACGGGGAGATCGGCCTGATGTACGGCGCTGAGCGCGCCCACGGCAAGCTCATCAACCTCGGGTGACAGGCTCCGCCATGAAGCTGCACAGTCCCGAGCACCCGAACCTGTACATCCCCAAGCACGAAGTGCAATTCGAGGACGGTCACGCCGAAGTGTCGGACGCAACCGGTCGCAAGATCCTCACGGAATCCCCCCACATCCGCGAGATCCAGCCCGAGCCCGAACCGGAACCGCCCCGCCGGAAACGCTAACCAGGGAGGGAGGCCGCCGCTATGGCAATCATCACCGCTGACGACATCCTGCTGTTCCGCCCCGACGCGGACCCGAGACAGGTTGCGGCGCTGATCAGCGACGTCCTGGCGGCGGCCTCCGCCATCCCCGGATTCCGCCCAGACGAACCCGGCCAAGCCAAAGCCGCGCGGGCCCTGAAGGTTTTGCGGTGGGCGATCATCCGGCGTCTCGACTCCGGCTCCGGCGCCGAAACATCGGTGACGGAGACAGCAGGTCCATGGACCCAGACGCACCAGTACGGCGCGAAGTCCCTGTTGCTGCTGACCGATGAGGACCTCGCCGAGCTACGCCGCATCTACCGCAGCGACGCCCACAAAGCGTTCATGATCAACACGGCCCCTCGGGCACGGGTGCCGCTGTGAGCGCCCCATGGCCACGCCCGTGGGGGCGCTTCAACTCCCGCGCCCCGGTGTCGGCGGTACGGCCCGTGCAGATCCGGCGACGCATCCCCGTCCCACCCGAGCAGCTCGACACCACCCCCCGCACATGGGGTCCCGCCGAGGAGCTGCGGGTGCTGGCCATGGCGCCCGGCTCACAGGAGCCCGCTATCGCGGGCCGGGAGGCCGTGGACGTGACATGGACGCTGTACTGCCCCACCGGCACCCGGGCATCCGGACTGGACATCGTGATCATCGACGGTATCGAGCACGAGATCGTCGGTGACGCACGCGACTGGGGCGTCGGAGTCGTCATCGAAACCCGCCACCGCGCCGGCTAGGAGGTCGCCGATGAAGATCGTGTGGAACGTCAAAGGCTTCGAGACCCTGAAGCAGGATCCCGGGGTGCAGCGCGACATCGTGCGCCGCGCCAACGCGATCGCGAAGCAGGCCGGCGACGGCTACATCGTCCTGGAACCCACCCAGCATCCCAAGCGCGACCGCGCCGCCATCCTCACCGGCACCCGCGCAGCCCGCCGAGACAACGCCAAGACGATGGCACTCGTCAAAGCCCTGGGGGCCGGACGATGAGCGACGAACCGCTGGGCGACGTGATCCCAGCCCTCACCCGCATCCTCACCCCCACCGGGGTGCCGGTCTCCACCATCGTCCCCAACCCCCGCCCGAAGTCGCTGATCCGCCTCACCCCCACCGGCGGCAGCAGCGACCACACATGGCTAGCGCACGTCATGGTCACGGTCGAGGCCTGGGCGCCCACCCCCGCCGCTGCCCGCGACCTGGCCGCCCGAGCCCGGGCTCTGATCCTGGTCGGCGCGGAGACGGATGACCTCATCCACGACGCGGAAGCGACTTGGCCGGTCGCCTACGACGACCCCGAAACGCCCAGCCACCGTGCCACTTTCACCACCACCCTCACCACCCTCTAGGAGACACCATGGCGTTTGTAGCCAACACCAACACCAATGTTGATACCGGCCGCCCCAAGGTCGGCGGCTACGCTTTCTCCGCGCCCCTCGGCACGGAACTGCCAACCGACCACGCCGCCGAACTCAACGCCGCCTTCCTCAACATGGGCTACGTGTCCAAGGACGGCGTGTCCCTGGCGGAGGAACGCAACACCACCGACCAGGAAGACTGGGGCGGCGTCGTCGTCGAAACCACACAGGAATCTTTCTCCTCCACCGTGACCGTGACGTTCATCGAATCGCTGCGCGGCGACTTGCTGAAGGCGATCTACGGCAAGGACAACGTCACGATCACCGCACCCACCCAGACCGATGAGGGCAAGATCCACGTCAAGCACAACGCGACCGAGCTGGACAACGCCTCCTGGGTGTTCGAGATGGCGTCTCGCCGTAGCCGCAAGCGCATTGTGCTGCCGAACGCCCGCATCACTGCTGTCGGCGAGACGAAGTTCGTGACGGCAGAACTGATCTCCTATCAGTGCACGATCAAGGCCTACCCCGACGCGGGTGGCGACAACGTCCACGAGTACAAGTCCCTGCCGAAGCTGTCCGCCTGACCCCCTGATTCTGTCCGGGCCCGCGTGCCTTCCCGCCGGCCCGGACAGCCACCCCTCTAGGAAGGCCGGAAGGAAACCATCATGACCACCCCTATCGACGCCACCTACATTGATGGCCCCGAGCCTGGGCTCACGTACGAGGAAGTCGTCGCCCTGCGAGAACGCCTCGCCGCATCCGAGAATTCTGACGAGTTCCGGGCCCGCCTCGCGGCTAGCCGAGTCCCCAAGGCCCCCAAGGTGACGATTCCGCGGCGGCACTTGCCCCGCAAGCTCGCCTACGTGACGTTCAGCTTGGCCGGCTGGGATGGCGAATTCACGCTGCCGTCCCGCGATCTGCTTACCCAGCGTGAGCAGCAGGGTATCCGCCGCGGTGATGAGACGGCGCTGCGCGACGTCTTCGGCGACGTCTATGAGGCGGTGCAGGACATGACCGATGACGAGGTCATCGCCCTCATGGAGGCGTGGGGCGAGGCGTCCGGCGTGAGTGCGGGGGAATCGAGCGCTGCCTGATTCTGCTGGCCGAGCATCCCGACGCCGTCGCCTACGAGGTGATGAGCGCCGGGATGCGGCTACGCGATCTAGGCAGCGACACACTCACATGGTCTGATCTGGCGACCCTGCTCTACTACCCGAGGGAGCGGGGCCCCCTCTACCGGGCCGTCCTCGGCGACCGCGCCGACTGGGATCACCAAGCCCAGCTACTCGCCACCATCATCGACATGCTCGCCGGCGCGAACTGGCAGCGGTCGGGCGGCAAGGAGCAGGACCGGCCGGAGCCGTACCCACGGCCCGGCGTACCCGGGTACAGCCACGCCATCTCCGAGCCGGTAGCGGACGATGACGCCTACACCATCGAGGAGCTGGAGGCCGACCTAGGCCTCTAGTTCCTCCCGAACACCCCTCCCGGTCAGCGGGGACCCGCCAGAGCATCCGCTGACCCGGAGGAGGCCCCCTCATGTCTGCTGCCGTGCAGCTCGCCACCGCCTATGTCTCGCTGGTCATCGACGCGAAAAACGTCGCTGGCGGCGTCGCGAAGGAGCTCAGCGGCATCGAGAAGGCCGCTGCGGCGACGGGTGAAAAGTCCGGCAACATATTCGCACGCGCGTTCGGGGGCAAGGCGAAGCCGGACACGAAACAGCTTGAGGCCGCGCTCGACTCGGCCAAGCAGAAGGCAGAAGCCGCGAGCAAAACCGTCGTCGCGGCCCGCCAGCGGCAGGAGGACGCCGACCGCAAAGCCGCCATAGCCGAGAAAGCCTACGCCGAGGCCATCGAACGCTCCGGCGAAGGCTCCTCCAAGGCCTTGGCCGCGCAGGACCGCATGATCCTGGCCAAGCGCAAAGCCGAGGCCGCCAGCCACGGCCTGAAGGCTGCGGAGCAGGCCGAGGAGCAGGCTGCGAAGGAAGTCGCGGCCGCGCAGCAGCGCGTCGGCGCCACGGCCCAGCAGTCCGGCCAGCAAGTCTCCGGCTTCGGCCACAAGGTCCGCAACGCCCTCCAGCAGGGCATCGGGCACATCAACCCCTTCTCCGGGCTGTCGCGGAAAGCCGCCGCCGAAGGCACCGAATCCGGCAACGCCTTCAGCGCGAAGTTCAAGGGCGGCATATCCGGAATCGGCGCCGGAATCGGGCGGCTCATCGGCCCCGCGATAGCGGCTGTTGGTGTCGCTGAGGTCGGCCGCGGCATGGCCGACATCGTCAACAAAGCCGGCCAGCTCGAACAGTCTGTCGGCGCCATTGACTCGGTGTTCAAGGAATCCGCTGGGCAAATGCACGCCTGGGCCGATTCCGCAGCCACCAGTGTTGGCCTTTCCAAAAATGAGTTCAATGAACTCGGCACGTTGATTGGTGCGCAGCTGAAAAACGGCGGCACCGCCATGGCCGACCTGGCGCCGCAAACGAACAAACTCATCGGCCTCGGCGCCGACCTGTCCAGTATGTTCGGCGGCACCACACGCGAAGCCGTCGAGGCCCTATCCTCTGCACTGAAGGGCGAACGGGACCCGATCGAACGCTACGGCGTCAGCCTGAAGCAGTCCGAGATTGATGCGAAAGCCGCCGCCCTCGGATTCCAGAAGGTCGGCGGAAGCTTCAGCAACGAGGCGCAGCAGGCCGCCACGCTCGCGCTCATCATGGAGCAAACCAAGGATGCGCACGGGAACTTCGCCAAGGAATCCGACACCTACGCCCACAAGGTGCAGGTTCTTTCCCAGCAGTGGGAGAACTTCACCACCGGCCTGGGTGAAATGTTCCTGCCCGTCGCCGCATCGGCACTGGAATGGCTCATGGGTCTCGGCCCCGCCATCCAGCCGGTCGCCGAGGAATTCGGACGCCTCGGAACCCTTCTGTTCAGCGGCGACTACACCGGCCCGATATTTGGCCTGGAGGAAGACAACCCGATTATCGGCATTCTCGCCGGTATTCGGGATGCTGTTGACAGCACCATTCAGGTCGGGCAGCTGCTTTTCACCGGCGACTACTCGGGCACTCCATTCGGGCTGGAAGAAGATTCCCCCGCCATTAACGCGCTCTTCCAATTCCGGGAAGGGTTCATGCAGCTGGGGGATGTTTTTGCCCAGCTGATGGAGCCCGGCGGGGCCGTGATGAATCTCATCGACTCCCTCGGGGCCGGTTTCACTACGGCTTGGTCTGCGGTCGGCGAGCATCTGCTGCCGATCCTTGGTGAGCTGTGGACCAGCTTCACCGGCGCCGTAGCGGGGGTGCTGCCCCAGCTGGAGGGCGGCTTTGCGGCGCTCGGCAGCGCGGCCACGACGCTTGGCGCAATCATCGCCGTCGCCTTCGCCGCGGTCGGCACCGCATGGGACGCCGTAGGCCCCTACGTACTCCCCCTGGTCGCCGGATTCGTCACCTACATCGGCGGCGCATTCCAGACTCTGTCCCAGGTGCTTTCCGGGATCATGACCACAATTCTCGGGGTCATAACCGGCAACTGGGGACAGGCCTGGGACGGCGTCAAGACAATTTGGGAAGGGGTTTGGGGATATCTCCAATCCGCTTGGCAGTGGCTCGTCACCCTGACCACCAACACCTTCTCGATTATCGGCACCACGATCGGCGCCGCTTGGAGCGGTATTCAAGGCCTGACCGGGGCCGCCCTCGGGGCGATCCGGGACGGCATGAACTCGGCCTGGCAGTGGCTCGTCGGGGTCACGACATCGGCGTGGGAAAGCCTCAAGAACGCAGTCACTCAACCGTTTGTCGCCGCCTGGAATGCTGTTTCCCAAACACTGGGAACATTCAAGCAGGGCATCTCGGATGGCTTCAATTGGATCCTGACAACCACCGGGAGCATTGCCAAGAGTATTTGGGATGGTATCACTTCGGCATTCGATAACGGGGTGAAAGCCGCTGGCGCCGCGTTCGACAAGATCAAGGGCCTCGTCACCGCCCCGATCAAATTCGTTCTGCAAACCGTCCTCAACGACGGCATTATCGGCGGCATAAACGGCCTGGCCGAGAAGATCGGCCTGAAGAATCTGCTGCCGAAAGTCCCAATCCCCGAAGGCTTCGCCCGAGGCGGCATCCTGCCCGGCACGAGTAGCTACCGCGACGGCGACGATCAACTGATCATGGCCCGCCGCGGCGAAGGCATCATCGTCTCCGAGGCCCTCAAAGACCCGTACGAACGGAAACGCCTCCTCGCGCTGAATCAGGCGGCATTGCAGGGCACCTCACTGGCGCAGTGGCGGGAGCACTACGACGGCCTCCACGGCTACGCCGGCGGCGGCATCATCGGCTTCCGCGGACACCGATTCACCAGCCTCTTCGCAGCCCGCATCCAAGCGGCGGAGAAAATGGCTGGCGCCCAAATGCACATCACCCAGGGCGGGTGGCGGCCACGCACCTCCTACTCCGGCACGTCGCACGCCGGCGACGCCCTCGACATCACCGGCGGATACCGAACCTTCATCCTGCCGCTACGTCGTGTCGGCATCCCAACCTGGGATCGCGCGGGCAAAGGCAACTGGGTGGCGCACGCCCACGGTGTGCCGCTGCCCGGCGCCGGTACCGCTGCCGGGTCGGCGGTATGGCAGGCGCAGGATTACCTGCGCGGAGGCGACGGCCTCGGCGGTCGTGACAACGGCCCCCGCGTCGGGGTCGTATCCGGTCTCCCAGCAGACGCATCCCCCGAGGTAATCGAGAAATCCAAGGGCTGGGGTGAAAAGGTTTGGGATTTCCTAGCGGGCGCCGCAAAGGCCGCTTGGGATTTCGTCACCGCCCCTTTGCGCTGGTTCAACGACGCGATCGCTGACGCCTGGAAAGCCCTCACCAATATGGGCGGCGGGGTCCTCTCCAAGCTCGGCGAGGGAATCGCGAATTGGCCGATCAAAGCCATCAAGGATTGGGTGGCTGATTCGATCGGTATCCCCCATTTCGCTGATGGCGGATACGCGCCGGGCGGTCTCGCGTTGGTCGGCGAGGACGGGCCGGAGCTCGTGTCCCTGCCACCCCGGTCGTATGTGCATCCCACCCAGCAGCCCGCCCCCCCCCCCCGCGCGCG